AACATTTCCATCTTCTCGCCAGGCGAAAGATAATTGATCGCGCCGGGGTCGATGTTCGAGAGCTTCTCAGTTTGCCCGTTATCATTCCGTGAGCTGGTCGCGAAGTAGTCGGATGCGTCTGCCGATCCGTTCTCGGTGGTGATAACGCCGGTTTGGTAGCTGGCATACTTGATCGCTTGGATTTCGGCCTTCAACGCCTCTTGCAAGTCCCGCGCGGCGTTCAGCGCCGTGGCAAATGCGGAGCGCCCGCGATATTCGTCGAGCCGAGTGGCGTCGAATAGGTGGATAAACTCCGCTGCGTCGATATCGGTCGGGTCGAGGTATTGGTTGTTTATCGTGCGGACATATATCTGGTATTTCTCCGGCCTGCCATATTCGTCCAGCATGATGCCGCCGATGTATTTGTCCGAGTCGATCAAACGGTTGTATGGCGAGCCGATGCGGTCGGCTTCCACGCTCTGCAATCGGAGTTCTCCGGCTTCGCGGACGATAACAAACCCGCAGTCGCCATCGCGTAGGATTGCCATGACAGCGAGCTGAAGCAGGCTGGTGAAATCGTGCCTCCGTAGGAAATCGCACTTGCTGCACCAGTCGGCCCAGTATCGCTCAACCTGCGCGTCGAGGTCTTTGTTTCCGGTGCGGGCTTGGTAGGAGAGTCGGCCCGAGACGTAGGTTGCAAATTTCAGTAGTAACGAGCGCACCGGTGGGAAGTTGTCGGCAAGATCGCGAGCCGCGCGGATGAGCTTGTAACGCTCGGCTGTGCCGCTCGTGTCCTCGCCTCCGGCGATGTTGCGCGAGATCCCGCGCTTGCTGGATTCCAGTGCCGCGTCGAATCGCCCGAAGTTGCGCAGGCGGTCTTGCGCAATCATGCGGGCCATTGCGGCCTTCGGTGCGACAACGGCCAGAGCGCGAGTAAAAAAGTCTTGTTTCATGTATTAGGGGCGCTGTGTCGAAAAGGCTGATACGGTACGCTTCACTCTTGAACCACTTGCGTATTCGATTGCGGATTGCAACTGCCCGACGATGTTGGAAACCTCGGTCAAATTGGCCCGAGTAAACGACCGCCCTGCGATGCTGTAACTTGCCCCCGCCACGGCGATTGCCTCAAGACATGCGATATATTTTTCCTGCAAGTTTTGAAGCGTTGCAAGCGGAAGCCCGAAAAAAGTTGAATTTTGCGCCATCCTTGGGCGCTGGTGTCAAAGAAGCCATGCGATAAACTTCCCTCTGCTCATTGTTCCTCGCTGAATATCGAAATCCCGCCAGACCTCGGCTGGCATGGAAACGGAGCGCGTCACGACTGTCCGCCCCTTGGCGTTGGCGTTCTTCTTGCCTTTCGGACGGCCCGCGCCTTTGCGCGGTCCGCCGTGGGTGGTGGGCTTTTTCATTGAGCTAGTTTTACAAATTCCGCTTTTGTTTTGGCGGCTTCATACATAGCCACCCACATTGTTGAGTAAACATAGCCGCAGTTAGAGCCACCGATTACATGCCAGCCTTGGTTGTCTTTAAGGACTTCCACTTTTGTTTCGTGGCGGTAGTGGCTTTTTGCAATTTTCGTCCATCCTGTCATTAGTGATTTTGTTTTCATATTTTTGATTTGGTTTTTTGTTTTTGTCGTTGGCGTGGTGCCTTCGATCTGAGATGACTATCTCACGCATTTGATTTTTCGTCAACAATTATTTTCAAGAAAATGAAAATAATTTTTACCGCCCGCAGACCCGCATGAACACTAGCGCGGCGGGCGGAGACCAATTTCGTGACGCCACGAAAATGGTCACTCCCCTATCGGTAAAACTCCCGCAAGCATGGCGGACGCAAGCGCGATGCACTCGCAATCGAAAAGGTGGTTCGGCCTCCCGCCGATCCGCACCCAGCGCGACTCCACCTGTTTCGTTTTGGAATTCACGATATCTTTTTTCATTTCGCTAACCATCTGCGCTCGGTAGTCGGTGCTTGCATCCCTTGGAGTTTCCCACTTCGGCATTGCGTCCGGTTGGCGGATTGCGGCGAGCTTGTCCTTTATCTTTTCGTTCGAGTGGAAAAAGTAAAACGCGCGGAGGTTGTCCGATCCAGCGACTGCTGTTTCAATTTTTGAGACAAACTTTTTTACACGCCGCCCGTTGCCGTCGATATGCGAGAAGCCATCTTGCCCCGATCCGTGCGATGCCGTCCAGCCGTTGCGCGCGCATCGCTCGTAAACCAGCGGAGTGTCGTAACCGGCGTCAATGACTACGCTCCGCCCGGGCACGTTGTATTGCAGGCCGAGCGATTCGATGGTCTCCCACGTCAGGATTTTGCCCTCGGATAAAAGCATGGATGAGCCATCCGCACGGAATGCGCGGATGACATACCAAAAATGATCGCGCTGTTTGTCCACGCATAGAAAGCGCCGGTGTTCGCCGTCGATCTTCTGCCCGTCGAGGAAGTCGCTCTTGGCGTAGTCGCCGGCTGTGATCTCCGGCAGGTCGGAAACAATCTCTTCTTGCCACGTCTGCGCCTTGCGCTTCTGAATAAATTGCTTCAGCGGCTCCAAGTTGCCGTTGCCTTTGGCTTCGCTGGCCTCGAGGAACTCTTTCACAATCGAAAACCACGGTATCCACCATACGCCGTAGGCTGGCACTTCAAACGAGCGGTGGCCTCGGACGGGGTTCGGGTTGAGAGCGCGGAATGTTGCAGTATTTGAAAGGTTACGGCGAGTCGCTGCGGTGTCGGGAAATTGCGTTTTGCAATGCTCGCACTCCATGCGCACCGAGTCCTGCACAGCGTCCCAAAGCATCTCCCCCGCTGCGTTCTTCGGTTGCTCAAATTTGATCGCGTCGAACGTGTATCGCTGCCACGCTTGGCAATGCGGGCACGTCCAGCCCCAGACTTCGCGCGTGCCGCTGTCCCACTCGTGCTCCATTTCATCGTTGCTGCTACCTCCCTGCGAGCATAGGAACGTCTTGCGGTTCCAGCGGTCGTGATGTCGGGCTTTCAGCTCCTTGATCATGCCGTCTTTCCAGCGCCACACTTCATCGCCGATGCAATAGCGCATGGATTTTTCTTGCAAGTTCGTCATGTTCGCCCCACCTGCAAACAAGACCATGTGCGGAAAGAATATCGTCGTCTTGCGGAGCGCGTGCCGGTCTTCGGGGAATAATGCGCGGACTGGCTCACACTCTTTGAAAATTGGCAGCAATCGCGACTCCGTCCAATCCTTCACCATGTCGTCAGTCTGCCCCACGAAAAGCGTCGGCCCTGGCTTCTGCGCGACAATGAAGCACGCAAGAGTTTCCATCATCGTTGTCTTCCCCGCGCCGGTGCTCGCGCGGAGAAAGACCTGCGTGGCTTCGTCGTCCGTGACGGCAAGCAAGACATCGTTCATCCACGGCGCGACCGTGCGGTCAAAGCGGCTCGCGCGGTCTGAGTTAGGAAAGCGCACGTGCGCCTCGGCCCAGTCGAGAATCGTCCCGTCGTAGGCGAGTTTGATCCCCTCGGCTGTGCCTGCGCGTTTCGATCCGCTCATTTCATTCCGAAAATTGATTTCAGCGCCTCAACCTGATCATTTGGTTGATCCCGACAATATGGTCCGTCTGACTCAATTTCTCCGTCGAAGTAAGCAACGTCCCACGTCGTCTCAAACATCTTCCGAAGACCGCGCGCGGTCATTGTGACGTTGCCATCGCCGTCGAATGACGGGTTGCGTTTGACATAGATTTTCCAGAGTTGTGAGCGTGTCATGGCTTTTCGAGTTCGTCTTTTATTTCGGAGAGGATTTGTTGCGTGCGCTCGTGCAGCTTCTTTCGCAAGGTCACTTCGTCGAGCCCTGCCAGCGCCCCGCTTGCGTCATTGACAAGCGCGGCGAGCTTGGCGGTGAATACGGCTCCGATCCGGATGCCGTCTTCGCGCACTTGAGCTTTCGGCTCGTAGTCGCCCTTCAGAATCGCGAGTTGCATTTCCAGCTTCTCGCACTCGAGTAGCGCCTTCTTTGTCCGTGCTTCGTTGTAGTCTGCAGGTGTGCGCTCTTCCAAAAACTTTTTGCGCCAGGCGGTCGCCGATTCCACGCTGTCCATCGGCATGCCTTGCTTCATCATCTTGGCGACGTTCTGTTGCGTCATGCCCCATAGCTCCGCGAGTTCAGCCTGCGTAAAAGGTTTCTTTTTTGTGCCTTTTTCAGCCTGTTTTTTACAACTAGGCATTTTTTGCTTATTCATAGGAGAGTTGCGAGAGTTTGGTTACC